CGTGGATGGCCTACCGGCCGAATCAGGAGATCGACACGCCGTTCCCCGGCGTGGCCGACCTGCTGATTCGGCGCGGTCTGGCTGTCGAAATCAAGCCTGCGCCGGCCGCATCGGCGGATCAGCCGAAGGGCGGCAAGCCGCGCACGAGGTGATGCCGTGGGCGAGTGCTGCGACTACGGGCTGACGCGCATCGTCGAGCCGGCCGAAGAGCCGGTCGGCCTCGCCGAAATGAAGGCGTGGCTCAAGCAGGATGTGAGCGACGATGACGGGCTGATCGGCGGGTTGATCACCGCCGCGCGGCAGCTGCTGGAACAGCGCGAGGCCAAGGCGTTCATCACGTCGACGTGGCGGATGACGCTGGAATGCCTGCCCTGGGAGATCGAGCTGCCCGTCTCACCCGTGCAGTCGATCGCGTCGATCACCTATGTCGACCTGGCCGGCAACGTGGTGACCCTGCCGGCGACTGACTATGTCCTCGTCGCCGATGGGCTGACGGCCGAGATCGAGCCAGCCTACCAGAAAGTGTGGCCGGTCCCGCGCTATCAGCCCCAGTCGGTGACGGTAACGTTCGTGGCCGGCTATGGCAACGCGGCAGCCGTGCCAGAGCCGATCAAGCTGGCCATCAAGGTGGCCGTGGCGTGGTGGTACGAGCGGCGGGGCGACGAGGTGGAGTCGCACCCCAAGGCGCTGCCGGCGGCGGTGGACGCCCTGCTCCTGCCGTACTGGGACGGGAGGTATTGAGCGTGCCCATCAAGGTCGGCCGCATGGATCGACGAGTCATGCTGCAAGACCGCAGCGTCTCGCCGTCGTCGTTCGGCGAGCCGGTGCCGGCATGGGTTGACGTGGCCGAGCTGTGGGCGGCGGTCGAGCCGCTTGGGTCGTCGGAGATCTGGCGAGCGCAGGCCGCCGAGTCGGACGCCACGCACCGGGTGATGATCCGCTGGCGGGCCGGCGTGAGCGATCGGATGCGGCTGATCTACCAGGGGCGGATACTGGAGATCGAGTCGGTGGCCAATGAGGGCGAGAAGGATCGGGTTCTGACGCTCGTGTGCCGGGAGGGTAAACGGTAATGCCGTTCGCGGTCAAAGCCAGGGTGGAGGGAGTGCAAGACCTGATCACTCAACTGGACGGTCTGAAGAAGTCACTCCGCAACAAGATCCTGCGCAAAGCGGTCAGCAACGCCGGCAAGACGTTGCTATGGGCGGCACGGGCGAGGGCAAGCGGCTTCAAGCGTACAGGGCTGCTCTACAAGTCGCTGGGTCGCAAGGTGAAGGTCTATCCCAGCGGCGCCGTGGTGGCGATTGTGGGGGCAAGGAAGGGCTTCAAGCAGGTCATCGGCGTGCGCAAGAGGGACAGTCGACCTGGCACCAAGTACCCCAAGGCGGCCGGCGACCCAATCTATGCCGATCCCACCAAGTACCTGCACCTGGTCGAGCTGGGCACCAAGCGCAGCCGAGCCTACGAGCCGCTGAAGCAGGCACTGGAAACGAACAAGGCCGGCATTGCCGCACAGATGCGGAAGGACATTGAGGACGGGCTACGGGGGGCATTGAGCAAGTGACCGTCGAGGAAGCCATCCGTGCGTATCTGGTCGAGCCGGGCAGCGGCGTGGAGTCGCTGATCGGCCAGCGGATGTACGCACAGGACGCTCCCCAGGACGCAGACCTGCCGCTGGTGCTGTACGTCACCAGCGACGAGGAGCAGGCCATCGACCTCGACGGCACGCCCGCCAACTTCTTCGAGCAGGTCTTTCGCTTCGACTGCTACGGCGTCGGACCGCGGTCCTACGCCTCGGCCAAGGCGATCGCCAGGGCGGTCAAGGCCCGGCTGCTGCCGTTGGTCCATCAGGCCATCGGGGATGACACCGTGTCCGTGCAGGCGGTCGAGCAGGAAGGCGGTGAGGATGGGTTGGAGCCGCCCATTCATGCCGGCGAACAGGGGCTGGATTACTGCGGCGTGCAGCTGCGGGTGTACTGGAACACGATCTGACAAGGGGGTGACTCGTGGCAGCGCCGGACCGCATTCTGGGCAAAGGGGCACGGCTGTACTACTCGACGGACGGCGGCAGCACCTACACGGAGCTGACCGAGATCTCCGAGCTGGGGGCGCCGGACGAGGGCGAGACGGAGCAAATCGAGGCCACGCCGCTCAATCCGTCGAGCAACGCGAAGGAGTTCCTGAACGGCCTGACCGACACGGGCAAGTTCAGCTTCAAGCAGTTCATGGACAAGAAGTTCACGCGCTACAAGACGCTGCGACTCCTCAAGGGGACGCTGCTGGGCTGGCGCATCGTCGGCCCGATGGTCACGGGTCTGACCACGGCGCCGAAGATCGAGTTCGATGGCAATCTGGAAAAGGTAAACGCGAGCGGGTTTGTCCGCAATCAGCCGACCACGGTCGACTGCGACGTGCAGGTGACCGGGGCCGTCTCATTGACCGAGGGAGTGTAATGAGCGATCGCAAGACTCTGACAAAGGCTGACATCTTCACCGCCACCCGCCGCGGGCCGGTGGCCGTCGACGTGCCTGAGTGGAACGGCACGATCTACGTCCGCCACCTGAGTGCCGCCGAGCGCGACGAGTTTGAGTCCGGCAACGTGACGGTCGGGCCGGATGGTAAGCCATCGGTCGACATGACCAACTACCGCGCTCGCCTGGTGTGCCTGGCGGCGTGCGACGAGAAGGGCCGGCGACTGTTCGTCGACGACGACGCCGACGAGATCGGCCGGCAGGAGGCGGGGCCGGTGGATCGAGTGTTCGAGGCGGCGCAGCGGGTCAACGGTATGGGCACAAAGGCGACGGAGGAGATCCGAAAAAACTGAGGTGCCGCCCGGAGCTGCGGTTTCAACTGGCGCTGGCCGGGCACCTGGGAATGACCAGGTCGCAGCTGCTGTCGGAGATGTCCGCGACGGAGTATGCGATCTGGCTGGCCAGCGAGGAGTTTGACCCGATCGGCCAGGTCAGGGGCGACCTGCAAGCGGGCATTGTGGCGGCAGCGGCAATCAACGTCTGGGCTGGGCAGGACGACAAGCGGGCATCGCCGATTGACTTTGTCCCTGACTTTGGCGGGTTGCGCGCTGAAGCAGAGAGCCGGCAGGACGGCAACGATTTCGGCGCGTGGGTGACGTGGGCGAGGGAGAGGAATGGCGACCGACCTGGGACCACTGACGCTCAAGCTGACGGCTAGTGCCGGCGAAATGGCGGCGGGACTGAGTGCCGCACAGGCCGCGTCGAAGTCGTGGGCCGCGTCGGTGGCGTCTGGGATGAACACCGCGCTCAGGTTCATCAAGAACACCTTCAATCGCATGTCCGGGTGGCTGGAGGACCTGTTCAAATCGCCGGGCAAGGCAATCTCGGGGTGGCTCGACTGGACGGGCAATCTGCTCGCCAAGATCCCGTACCTCGGCAAGCTGCTGGCCGCGCCGTTCTGGGGAGTCAGCAATGCTCTCGACTGGATGGTCAACAAGTACGACGAGGGAGTCGCTCGCATCAAGGAGCTGGGCAAGGCGTCGTTGATGGCCGGGATGAAGCCGGAAGACTTCGTGCCGTTCTCCATGATGGTCGGTGACATCAACGCGGCCACTGTGGCTGGGTTCAAGTTCTCGCAGAATCTTGGCCAGGCCCGCATGGCCGCGGAGGGTACTCGCACCGCGTTCGACAAGATTGGTCTGCGCACTGCCGAAATCAGCAAGATGACCAATAGCGAGGCGCTGGCTGCAACCCTGAAACGGATGGCCACCCTCGCCCCCGAGTTGCGGGCGGTGGCGGCGCGGCAGTTCTTCGGCCGTGGTGGGTTGATGTTGCTGCCTGAACTGAACAAAGGGCCGGAGCGGTTTGCCAAGATGCAAGGGTTGGTCGAGAAGTTCGGGCTTGGCTTCAACGAGCAAGCGATCAAGAACATCTCCACCATCGAGCTTGCCGGCAAACAACTCGGCTGGCTCAAGACCGGGCTGGCCAATCAGCTGCATCTCGCCGTTGCTCCTTTCCTCGCCGGGCTGGCCGACATGGTGGGTGAGATTCCCATCAGCTTCGGCGGGTTGGCGTCTGGCATCATGGATGGGCTGGAAGGCATCGCCCGCATGGTGGCGTTTGTAGCCGACGAGTGGGGCAACTGGGATACCATCTGGGAGCAGCTCAAGGTCGGCTGGGATCTCGTTTACAGCTACATCGAAGAGGGGCTTGGCAAGCTTATCTGGTCGTTCGCCGAGAACATGGGCACGTTGATGTCCGAAATCACCGGAATGGATGTCCAAGAGAAGATCGGCCGCATGGGCTGGAAAGTCTGGAAGGACATGAATGCGTCCGCCGAGAAGCGGCGAGAGGCAGCTCGGGCGGCATATGACGAAATGGTGCGGTGGCAGGAGTTTGACCGCGTCATGGCTGAATATGGTTTTGGCGAGGAGACTTGGGGCGGCAAGGTGGCTGCTCGCATCGACAGCATCCGCAGCAAGGTCGAGGGGGTTGGCGATGCGGCCGAGAACGTCGACCTCTTCGGTGCGTTTTACGACCGCGCCGTTGAGATGGAGAGGCGGCTGGAATCCCCGCTTGAAGCGTTCAAGAACGGGCTGCACGAAATCCAGATGATGCAGCAAGCTGGGCTGGGCATCTTCTCGCCCGACCTGGCCCAGCTCCGCGGCAACGAACTGCTTCAGCAACTCCGCAGCAAGCTCGGCATGAATTACACCCCAGTCGGCATGGCCGAGGCTGGGAGCAAGGAAGCGTTCAGTGCCGAGGCCGCATACAAGTTCAACGCTGCGGAAAACGTGGCGCAGGAGCTGAACCGTCTCACGATGGAGGCGAATCGGCAGCGTGAGATTCAGGTACAGACCGGGCAGAAGGTCCTCGACGCGGTGAAGGACGCTGGCATCGTGCGCGTGAAGGGGATTGGGGGTTAACCTGTGGCGACGGTCACCGAGGTACGCGAGGTGTACGACGGACGGCGGGGCCGGGTGACCGGCGCCGGCGAGACGTCCGTGTCGCGTTCGTTCCTGGTCACCGTCGATTCCGGGTTGGTCACCGAGGGCGACATTCTGGCCGCCAATGACGGGCAAGGGTCAATCCCCAGGTGGGGGCATCCGTACATCGGCCCGGCCGGCAACGCGACGAATCTGGTGGTCACTGAGATCGAATGCCGTCCGGAAAAAAGCCCGCTGGTATGGCGGGTGGATGTCAGCTACAGCAGCAAGCTCGACCGCAAGCAGGGCGGTGGAGATGGTGGGGCAGGCAATGGCGGTGGCGAAGGTGGGTCGATCGCCGACCAGCTCTCCGGCGGCGGGCCTGACGGCGGCGGCAGCGGCGGGCAGGGTGGTGGCGGGCAGAGTGGCGGCGGTGCGAATCCGCAGCTGATCGAGAACCCGCTTCTGCGTCCTGCCGAGGTGTCCATCTACACCGTCAAGCAGATGATGGTTGCGACTCGTGACAACACCGGCCAGCTGATCCGCAACTCCGCCGGCGCTCCGTTCGATCCGCCGCACGAATATGAGGATGTGCGTCTGGGGATCGACATTGTCCGCAATCAGCGGTTCTTCAACGCCAGCATTATCGGGGCGTTTGTCGGCGCGATCAACTCGGCGGCGTGGCTATCGTTCCCCAAGAAGACCGTTCGCTGCATGGACATCTCCGCCAAGCGGAGCTTTGAGAACGGCTTCTTCTTCTGGGTAGTGACCTACAAGTTCGAGTACAAAAGCGACAAATGGAATCCAGTATACATTCTGGACCAGGGCGCTTACGCCACCGACATCGACGGCAACCCGATGCGCATCAAGGACAAGTACGGCAACCCCATGTCGAAGGGGTTGCTCGACAACAACGGCAACCAACTCGACTTCGACGCCGAGCCGGTATTCATCCCGTTCGATCTCTACGGCGAGGCCGCTTTCGCCGACCTTGGATTCAAATAACAGAGGGAGTTTGTAGGCAATGGCACTATCCACCCATGACGGCGACCTCTACGTGACTGGTTCGCTGGTCGCCAACGCGATGAATCTGCCCGCGTCGGCGATTGGCGACACGCAGGTGCAGACCGCGGCCAACCTGTCGGCCTCCAAGCTGGAACATCAGCACCAGGAGACGGTGGTGCTGTGCGATCACGCCACCGCCGCCGCAGCCAAGCGTGTGCAGATGCACCGCGTCTATGGGGCCACGGCCACACTGATCAAGTTCGGTGTGGTGGCCAGCGCCGCCGCCGTGGGGGACTCGACGATCACCGTCACGCTCAAGAAGAACGGCACGTCGATCCTGACGGCGTCGATCACCCTGGACAGCGGCACCGCAGCGTTCGTCCTCAAGGAGCCGGCCGGGTACACCTCGACGGCCCTGGTCGTTGGCGATGTGCTGGAGGCCGAGATCACGGCTGTCTCGGCTGGCACGGGCACGCTGCCGAAGGGAGTGGCCTGCGTGGTGGTGATCCGCGAGAAGGCGCAGTAAGCGGAGTCGTGTAGTGGCCGATTCGGATGGAGTGCTGTTCACCGGGAGTGCCGCCGACCGGATCGCTGACGCGGTGCGATGGGTCGAGCGGCACCGCGGGCGCAATATCCAGTCGGGCGAGGGCGAAGCCCCGTCGCCGCCGGTGGTGTATGCCCGGCTGACCAGCGGCGATGCTGACGGCAGTGGCCACTACCCGGCCGTGATCACGCTGTATTCCGCGGCAGACGCGGCATGGAACGACTATAGCGCCGTCAAGGTCAAGGCCCCCAACGGGGAGACGCTGGCCAACGGCACGCGGTACGCGGTGCGGCCGGTGGGGCGGACAGCGGGCGGGGATGAACTGTATGCAACTCTGGGGGGCGGCAGCGGGATCGGACCGGCGGGCGTAATCTACGTCCCCCCCGCAGGTGGGGGGGCTGGCATCTACCCCGCGTTCCGCCGCGCCTTCGACCCAGGCACCCGGACTTTCACGGCTACCGGACAGGTGGCCGTGCTGGCGATCGACGTGAATGGGCTGTACAACTCGGACGATCCGGACGGGCGGTATTACACCGCTTGCCGGGTAGACGATTACGACGTGTACGAGCAGTGGGTCATCACGTCCGCTCTGACCGGAGCTACGGCAGACCACTCGGGGTTGATCAACACTTACACCCAAACCATTGCCGGCCGCAAGGATTTCGAGACTGCAATCACTGTTCAGCAGCTTCCGGATTCCCCAGATCTCAAGATATGGGTCGGGTGCTTTTGCCAGCACACAGACTTGGGATGGGGGATGAAGCTGTATGAGCCGTCCGGCGGTGGGGAAGGTGGCATTTACACCCTTGGCGGTGGGCTAAACCTATTCAGCCGCAGCAGTGCTTTTCCAAACGGAGGGGTGTTCTCCGTTGGGGATAACGGCGTTGAGGCGAGGATACTGGATGCTGACGGCAACTGGACTGATGGGGGAGTTGGCGGATACAAGATTCGCGTCTGGGGACGATTCAGCGCCGTCGATCCGTCAATGTTGGAAGGTGGCTTTCCTATCAGCGGGAACGGCGATAGTGGCTATTTGCGCGATGGCACCAAGGTGGTGGGGGGCATCGTCACCGATCTAGGCGAAGGATCATTTACGATTGACGGCGGGGTATGGTGACATGGCAGATGGCATCAAATTCAAACGCGGCACTGGTAGCTCCGCTCTGGCCGATGGAGAGCCGGGCTGGAACACGTCCACCCACACCCTGTACGTCGGGCAGGGGGGCGTTAATTACCCGATCAATGGGACCACATCACCGCTCACCACAAAGGGCGATCTGTGGGCCTACAGCACGACCAATGCACGCTTACCAGTTGGGACAGACGGCGAGGTCCTGACCGCCGACAGCACGCAGACGTTGGGCGTCAAGTGGGGGGCAGCGCCGGCGACCAGCGTCAATTCCGGCAAACTGCTGGGTCGCGGCGCGGGCACGGGCACCGGCCCGGCAGTGGAGATTACTGCCGGCGCTGGGCTGGCGTGGAGCGGTACGACCCTCTACGTCGATCGGCTCGTCTCCGACACGTCGACAATCGACCTCGATTGGTCTGGTAGCGCCTTGCTAGCCAATGTCGTCGATCATTCGATCGGCCCCACGCAATTCGTGACCGTGGCGAGCGGCATACTCATCGGCCGCGCGTCCGCGGGCACGGGCAGTATCGAGGGGATCACCCTTGGGTCAGGACTGGCATTCAGCGGCACAGCGTTGACCTGCACCTACACCTATACCCCACCTACCTACGCACAGGGGTATCTGCTGGGCCGCGGCTCTGCCAGCGGCACCGGCAACCCCGAGGTGGTCACTCTCGGATCTGGGCTGTCATTGTCGGGGACTACCCTGTCCTGCACCGTGTCGAGCTACACCAACGAGCAAGCGCAAGACGCCATTGGCTCGATTCTCACCGACTCATCGACGATCGACTTCACCTATGACGACGCGGCCAATACCATCACCGCCGCGGTTGTAGCCAGGTCGATCGGCGCGGCATCGCTCAAGGATCTGCGGTTCGCGCAGGGCCGGCTTACTCTGACCAGCGGCGCCCCTGTCACCACGTCGGACGTGACTGGGGCAACGACGCTCTACTACACCCCGTTCGTGGGGAACCTGGTCAGCGTCTACGACGGCTCCAAGTGGGTGGTCCGGACATTCTCCGAGCTGTCGCTTTCGTTGTCCGGCTACACCGCGGCCAAACCCTACGACATTTTCCTATACGACAACTCCGGTACTCTCACACTGGAGTCCGTGGTCTGGACCAACGGTACGACCAGGGCGACAGCAATTGTCCAGCAGGATGGCACCTGGGTCAAATCGGGGGATGCGACCCGGCTCTACCTCGGCACGATCTACACCAGCGGCACGGGCACCACGGAGGATTCCGCGGCCAAGCGGTACGTCTGGAATCAGCACCAGCGTCAGACGAGAAAACTGAAGGTCGCTGATACCACGAATTCATGGACCTACACCACGGCCGCGTTCCGGCCGTGGAACAACTCGACGGCAAACCGATTCGGGTGCGTGTTAGGTCAGCCCGAAGCAGTCGTGTCCGTCGCCGGCAACGGTATATCGTCCTCCAATACTTCGATTACCATTGCTGGGGTAGGTTTGGACTCCACCACCGTCAACTCGGCAGATGTCAATACCCCTGGAGCAGCGAGCGGCTATCTCACTCATCAAAACTTTTGCTATTTAGGATACCCCGGAATAGGCTACCACTATTTCCAAATGCTGGAATATGGGAACACGGGGGCTACTTTTTATGGAGATGCGGGGGCGACGAATTACCAATCCGGCATGATTGGCGAGGTGCAGGCGTGATCACTCTGACGCAACTGGACGAGGCGCTGCGAGCGGCGGGCATCCCCATCGAGGGGGTGCGTGACCGCGGCGGGGTGATCGAGGTCGATTACTCGCCGGGGGCGACTGCCGAGCAGCAGCAAGTCGGGGCGGCAATTGTCACCGGCTGGGATGACGCAGCCGAGGGCAAGCGGGCCAAGCGCCGGGCTGCAAAAGCCTCCCTGGCCGGCGTCGATGACCCCACACAGATCGCCAGCCGCAATGCGCTGCGAGTGATCTATCAGTCGATCGTCGAGACACGGCAGGCCCTGAATCCGCTGCTGGTCGCGGCCGGTCAACCGCCGTTGCCGATTCGGAACTGGAAACAGGCCCTGGCCGCGGTGCGGCAGCAGATCGACGCTGAGATAGACCCGGAGGGATGACATGATCCGGCAACTGATCGCCCTGTGTCTGGGTCGCTCCTGGCGGTGGCCGCAAGTGCGCGACGAGCATCTGCGCAAGCACCCAGAGTGTGCGGCGTGTGGGGCCGACGTCAATCTGGTCGTCCATCACATGGAGCCAGTTCACATCGCACCGGGCCGAGAACTGGACCCGACGAATCTGATGACGATGTGTGCCCGCTGTCATCTGTTCGTTGGGCATCTGGGATCGTTCAGGTCATGGAATCGCGACGTGGAGACGGATGCGGCGATTTGGCGGCGCAAGATCCGCTCCCGACCCTGACCGGCTGGGACCGGGTGCATTGATAGACTGGTTGGCCAAGCAACGAAGGAGGTGAACACATGCGGGCGGTCTGGGATTTCGGCGGGCTGGCCACCGGCACCCTGGCACTGATCGCGTCCCAGGTAGTGGACCAGCTGCCAGGGCTGCCAGGATTGTCGCCCTGGCTCAATTACGGCGGGCTGGGTCTGCTGGCCGTGACGCTGCTGGGGCTGCTCTACCGTGAGCAGCAGCGGACGAAGGAGCAGCAAGAGGCGTTCGCTCTGGAGCGCGAGAAGGTTGCCGCTGAGCGTGAAAAAGCCTCGGAGCGCTACGAGAGGCTGACTGCCATGCTGGCCCGAATCCACGACCACCAGGGGGGAGAGTGATGCGAGCCGCACTATCCATAATCCTGCTCTGGGCCGCTGCTGTCAGTGCGGGTCCGCCGGCGCTGACCATCCCGGCGCAGACCAAGGGCGAGCCGGGGGCATTCGTCCGTATCGACGCCGCGACTGAGGGCAAATCGGTGCGGTGGTTTGCCCTCGACAGAGGGCTGAGCGTCTTTCCTGCCGACCTTCTCCGCGACCAGAAAACCACGGTGGTCGTCGGCCTGAAACCGGGCAGCTACCGCATCGCCTGCATCACCTGCCTCGCCGACGAACTGAGCGAACTGGCCATCGGCTATGTGGTGATTGAAGGGGTGGACCCGGTGCCGCCGCCAGCCCCGCCGACGCCACCGGACCCGACTCCACCGGCGGACCAGCTGGCCGCGGACCTGACCAGGGCATTCGCCGCCGACGCTGACCCGCGCAAGGCCGAGTACGTCAAGCTGCTGGCCAGCTTCTATCGGCAGGCCGCGGTGGCGGCAACGTCGCGGGACGTGACCACCAGCGGCCAGCTCTACGACCTGCTCAAGCGGACGCGGGCCGGGCTGCTCCCTGATACGGCGTTGCTTGGGATTCGCCAGCGGGCGGCGACCGAGCTGCAATCGATCCTGCCGACCAGGGCGGGCGACCCGCTGACCGATCGGCACCGCGCCGACGCCGCGACCCTGTTTGCCCGACTGGCTGCGATCCTGGGAGGTGTCTCCAAATGAGCGCAATCGCCACCAGATTCGGCCCGCGCGGCATGGGGTGGATGGACCGCCCAGCCGATCGCAAGGCGGCCTGCGCAATCCTGGCTGCACGGCAGGGCACGATTGATGTGCGGGTACTGGCGGGGCCGCTGTTTCGCGCCGCCGACGACGACGCTCCCCGGCCGCTGTGGCTGGCCGAGGAGCAAATCAAGGGCGGCCCTCAGCCGAGCTGGGACCAGGGGCAGGCTGGGACGTGTGTCTCCTTTGGCTGGGGGCGCGGCAGCAACGATCTGATGTGTGTGCAGGTCCGGACCGGCGAGACGGAGGAGTACCCCGGCGCCGACGTGGCTACCGAGCCGATCTACGGCGGCAGCCGGGTCGAGGCTGGCGGCGGCCGAATCCCCCCTGGTGAGGATGGTAGCGTTGGTGCGTGGGCGGCGGAATTCGTGACTCGTTGGGGCATTCTGCTCCGCAAGCAGTACGGGCAATATGACCTGACCCACTACAGTGAGCAGACGTCTCGCCAGTGGGGGGCGCATGGCGTCCCTGATGAACTGGAGCCGGAGTGCCGCAAGCACCCGATTCAGACGGCGGCGCTGGTCACCAGCAGCACCGAGGCGTGGACGCTGCTCGGTCACGGCTACCCGATTCCGATCTGCTCCGACGTCGGCTTTGAGTCGCCGCTGGTCGAGGGGTTTTGCCAGCCGGCGGGGCAGTGGGGCCACTGCATGCTCGTCAGGGGCCGACTGTTGGCGAGGTATCGCGGAAGCGTCGGCAAGGCGTTCGTGATTCAGAATTCGTGGGGCGATTACCTCGCCGGGCAGGGTGACCCCTACGTCACGCTGTCGGATGGTTCGACGCTGCGGTTGCCGCCGGGCTGTTTCTGCGTAACCGATCGCTGGCTCGACTCGATCCTGCGACAGCAGGACAGTTTTGTGATCGGCGGGTTGCGTGGGTTCGAAACTCGCACGTTGGATTGGCTACTCTAACTGTCTCTGAAAGGGGAAAACATGGCTGTTGATTACACCAAGCTCTTGGCTCTGCTGGACTGGGCACAGAAGGCGTTGCCCCAGCTGGTGCCGATCATTCAGGGGCTGATCGACATCTTCAAGACCTCGCCCCAGCCGTTCAATGTGGCCAAGGTGGTCAAGGGCGACTGCCGCGGCGGGGAGATGCTCGACGCACTGCACGCCAGCGTCTACCACCAGTCCGAGGCTCTGGCTCAGACGCTGTTGGCCATGCACGCCGCGGCGTGCTGCTGCGACCGGGCGGTATGAGCAATTCCCTCAACGCCGTCTGCGACGCCCTGCAGACGGCCTGTCTGGTGGCGTTCTGTCTGATCGTCGTTGGCCACCTGATCGCCAGGTGCTTTGGACCCAAGAGGGGAGGTGATCCTTGATCTATGCCGCACTGTTCCTGCTTTGCTCCCAGTCCCCCGAGGATGCGGCGGCCGTGGCGGCCTATCGTCAGGCCCGGCTGGCTGCACACCTCGCCACGATCACCGCGCGTCTCGATCGGCTGGAGCGGACGCAGGCGGTCCGGCTGGTGCCGGTAGCTGAGTTTCCGCGGTGCCATCACCCGTATTGCACCTGCGGCTGTCAGCGGGGGGAGCCGTGCCGCTGTGCGGCGGCAGCTCCACCCATAGTAGCAGCAGCTCCACCCATTCCGGTGATGCCGGCGTTGCCGGTCGTTGTCCCCGCGCCGCCGCGGCCGGCATTCGTTGCCCCGCCGCCGCCGGCGCCACAGTTCATGCCGCAAGCGTCCTGGCTGCTGCCAGCACCCGCGGCCGTCCCGTCGTACCGATTCCCACTCGCCGCACCTGCCGCCGCGCCAGCGGGCGGGTGCTGACGATGAGTTGCCTCGCCGGCAGTTTGCCGGCATTGTGGAGTAGAGATATGCTTGATATCACTTTGCCGCCTGAACTCGTCGAGGTCCTCGTCCACGCCGAGCAACTGCTTGCCGTTGCTCGCGACAAGGATGCGGACCACGGGCTGGCTCAGGCCAACCTCGACGCAGCCACCCTCGCCGAGCAGCAGGCCCTCGCCGTGGCTGCGGTCGCGAGGCAGGACGCGAACGAGGCTGCACAGAAGGCCCTCGATGCCGTCAAGGAACATTTCGGACTCAAAAGCTCTCGATTTGGCTGGGTCAAGGCATGACCGCCGCCGAGCTGCGATCTCTGCTGCTCCAGACGGCCGACGCCCTCGACGCCGTGCAACGTGGCTTCGATCCGGCCCGGCACGCGAGCGCTATCAGTCTGCTCATGGAATATCGCCAGTCGCCGCCGCTGACCAAACAGCGCGGACTGACTCTCGACGAGTTGCTTGCTGTGCTGGCCTACGCGCAGGGACTGTTGATTTTGATCCGCGAGGCAGCGGCTCACGGTTACCCTGGTGCTGCTGCCCGCTGCTGCCGATGGCTCTCCAATCGCCGGTTGCTGCTGGGATGGATCGCTCTGAGGTGGTGATATGCTACTCGCGCTGTCCCTGATCCTGTTTAGCGGCGACATCTGCGATCTCGGCAGTGAGTCATTCCCGGTGCGCGAGGCGGCGCAGCGTCGGTTGGAGCGGCACGTCTGGCTCAGCTGGCGGGCGTGCGACCTGGGAGCGCTGTCGGCGGACCTCGAACGCCGTCGCCGCTGCGACCGCGTCGTGCGGCAGGCGCTGCGGGTCGATCCGTGTCCGCCGATCTGCGCCCCGCTGGTGGTGGATCGGTGCTGCTGGTGCGATGAGGAGTGGCTCAAGCTGCCGCGCTGGGTCGTGCCCATCATCGGGCGGGGTGACGACGTGGAGCCGTGTCCGGAGTGGTACAGGGGCTGGCGGATGCGAGAGCGGACCCGAGCGATTGTCACCGCGGCGATCACCCGAGGCGTACCGCCGGTGGCAATACAGCCGGTGCTGCTGTGGCTGGCACGGTACGACCGACCGTGCCGATAGACTGGGGCGAGGGGGAGACGGGGCGGTCCTCGGGAGAGGACCGCCCCGTTCGTATTTTGTCGCGCTCGCGGAGTGCGACCGGAATCACTTCGGGGGCCAATAGCCGTCCCGCTGGAGCATCTCACGGATCGCCGTCCGCACCGCCTCGGATTGCAGGATGACGGACCGCTGCGATGTCCGCCACGCCTCCAGCGCATCGAGTAGCGGTTGGTCCAGGTGTAGGGCGATGCGGGGCGACTGGTGGCGGTCGCCCTTCCTCTTGTCCTTCGGGTTCGGTCGCGTCATATAACCTCCTTCGCTGGTGGGGTACACCAGCAGTATACCACCACCACCAAATTCCCACCAAAATATTTTCCGGATTGGTGTTGACACACCTAATCCACCAGAGTAGGATACAGGTGTGGAATGAACGAGGTGCTAACGGAAGACGGACGATGAAGACTCTCAACGCGATCGGCCTGGTGATCCTCGGTGCAGCGGCGACCTGTGGCATCCTGAGCCTGACCGGCGTGGCCCCGCTGGGCTGGGCGGCCTTCGGGCTGATGGCGCTCGGCAGCAGCCTGACCAGCTCAGCCTACGCTCTGGAGGACTGACCATGACCACTACCCAGAGAGTATGGGTCGTCAAGCTGCACTGCTTCTACCTGACTCTGACGCCCGGCGGCTGGCGCCGCGGGCTGAAAACCGAGGCGACCGAGTTCCCGACGCTCCGCGAGGCAGTAGCGGCGTGTCGGCTGCTACCGGCCAGTGAGCCGGTGGCAGCCCCGGCCGTGCGGCGGCACAGCTTGCGAGGCCAAGGCCGGGAGCGACCGTGATATGCCGACTCAAAATAATTGGTGGAAAATTCATACGCTGGTGTGTCAACACCAGCATAGGCAGCATATAGTGATAGTGTCGAGAGAGAAAACCAGACGCAAAGGAGTATGACAAGATGTGTCAGAGCCGAACCGAGAACGGGAAGTACGCTGGGGCGGACGGGGTACGGTGTGCGGCATGCGGGCGGAAAGTCGCCCCAGACCAGATCGCCAGCCACTACGAGCACAATGCCGGTGGCGAGGACATCTGCCTAGCGTGTCACCGCGAGATCATCCTGAGTGACCGGGAGCTGCACTGCCCCGGATGCCGGTCACACTGTGTGACCGGCCGGGGCAATCGTGGACGACGCGGAGAACTAAGATGACTACCTACACAATCCGACGAGAGATTGGGATCAACAACACTCCGACTGAGTGGGAGACGCGGCCGGCATGGTCCAACCTGACGGAAGACGAGGTGTGGGAATTTCTCGCCGAGATCCACGATGACCCGGCATGGTACGGCAGGATGGTCCGCGTCACGTCATCGACGGGTCAGACGTATACGGTGCAAGAGTGGGAGTGGGACCACGCCCAAGTCTGACACCAGCAGCAGGTGTCGTTGTTCAGGGCCGGGCACCCGACGGGTGCCCGCCCCGCTGCGTTTGCGCGGGCGACTACCGGCGACGGTGAGTGACACCCCTTGCAAGGCCGTCGCCGGCCGACTACGCTGCGCTGCGTCCCAGCAGGAGAACCCCATGCGCATCGACTGGAAATCGATCCCACCGGGTCCGTCGGCCCTCCGCTATTCACTCCCGGAGGTGACCGACTGGATGGACCCGACCCACGTCCCGCTGATGGTGTGCGATGCGCTCGAGGTGATCGGGACCACCAGTTGCGCGTTCAGCCTCGACGAGCTGGACGGCCTCGCCGTGGTCGCAATCGACGCCATGCCGAATGGAAGGGATGCGGTGGTGGCTGCTGTTGCGGAGGTGGTCCACGAGTTGGCAGCGATAGAGGGGTGGTCGGACTGCCTGTGCGATCTGGGAACAATTTGGGATCTGGGAAGCGAGTGACTACTCACTTCTACTCACTTGCGAGCGAATCGAGGCCGTTTGGCGACCGTCCGGGCGACGTCAGATGGCCTTGCTCTTTTTCGGCCGGCCGTGCTAACCTCCTTCGCCGACACGGGTTCCGCGGACGGATTCGCGGCGTCGTCGGCGGGCCTGCGCCGGCCCCGGCTGGTCTACGGAACCGAAGGTTACAGGTTCGAGTCCTGTCTGGTGTACTGACCGAAGTTGGCTGACGGAACGGAGTTCCGACCCGGCAACCCAGCCGCCGGCGCGGCCCCGGTCGGGGCGAAAGTGAGTAGTCTACTCACTTCCCCCCGGAACCTGGGGGCCATTCGCAATGTCACGCATCCCTTCGTACCGCCGCCACAAGGCGAGCGGCCAGGCCGTCGTCGTCCTCCGCGGGCACACCCACTACCTCGGCGTGTACGGCTCCGAGGCGTCGAAGGAGCGGTATCGGGCGCTGATCGCCGAGCACCTGCGGCCCGGCGCCCCGCCGGTGTCGACGCCGGCCGGGCAGGCGACCGTCGCCGACGTCCTGGCCGCGTTCCTCGGGTGGGCCGAGCAGCGGCACGGCGTCTCGCAGCTCGACCGCATCCGGCGGTCGCTGAGCGTCGTCCGCGACCTGTACGGCTCGGCGCCGGCTGCGGAGTTCCGCGGCCGGGCGTTGCGCGCCGTCCGTGAGCGGATGATCGGGGCTGGCTGGAACCGGCGCGTCGTCAACCAGCGGACGCAGATCGTCAAGCAGTGCTGGAGGCACGCCGTCGCCGAGGAACTGGTGCCCGGCGATGCGGCGCAGTCGGTGTTCGCCGTGCCTGGCTTGCGCCGTGGCGAGTCGGCGGCGCCCGAGCCGGGCGAAGTCTCGCCCGTCGCTCTCGACGTCGTGCAGACGACCCTGACGCAGCTGCGCCCCATGCACACCCGGCTAGTGCTGGTGCAGCTGCACGCCGGCTGTCGGCCGGGGGAAGCCGTGCGGCTGGCGTGGCCGCAGATCGACCGGACCCGGCCGGACCTGTGGGTCTACCGTCCGGCCAGGCACAAGACGGCGAGCCGCGGGCACCGGCGACAGATCTTCCTGGGGCCGCGCGCGATCGAGGCCCTCGGCCCGCCAGGGGACGGCTGGTGCTTCCCCGGTGAGTCGGTCGACCGCGACGGCTCGTCGGGACACTACACGGTGAGCAGCTACTACCACGCCATCCAGCGGGCCTGTGACCGGGCCGGCGTGCCGCGCTGGCATCCGCACCAGCTGCGGCATACCGCGGCCACGCAGGCCGTCGCCCTGGCCGGGTGGGATGCGGCGCGGATCTACCTCGGACACCGCACCCTCGACGCGACGAGGATCTACGCCGAGGACGACCTGCGGCGGGTCGAGGAGCTGGTCCGCCGGGTCGGCTGACGCAGCTGCGCTCGAATAGCGCTCGAATAGCGCTCGAACGAGGGCCGGGGGAATAGCCTTTCCCGGCCCTCGTCGTCCATTGGCACTACCGCCCTACGCCCACTCAAGTGAACTCATGTACAGTCAGGTGCGGTCCCAGTCTCGAAAGTGGTGCGGCATGGTATCACCTGACCCCCTGGTCGAGCGTGCGGCGCAATCCGCCGCTCATGCGGTGCTGTCGAAGCTGCTGGAGTCGTCGGCCCCGGTCGAGTCGGTGACGGTGGCGATCGCGTCGGCCCCCGGACTGACGGTGACGGTGCGGGTGTCGCCGCCGGGCGAGGTCGAGGCGTCGGGCCTGACCCCCTGCGCCGCCGACGTGCTGTCTGTCCTGGGCGGCACCAGTCATCCGCTGACCACATCCGGCGTGCTGCGCGAGCTGGCCCGACGCGGGGCCGTCCACGGGGAATCGACGGTGAAGCGAACGCTGGCCCGGCTGGTGCGTGCCGGCCGAATCGTGAGCCGCACAACCCCGCCGCGCGGCTACCACTTGCCGGGGGCGATCTGATGCGGCTGGCAGTGTCGACGGATGATACTGCAACCGAGACAGGCCAAACGCATCAGCCGCGGTAAGGTGGTGTTCGTCCCAGTGAGGAGACACCCGATGGACGCGGCGGACGTGAAACGACTGATCAGTCTGACGGAAGCGGCGAAGCTGATCCGGGGCAAGGGAGGGAAGCGGCCTCACGTCGCGAGCATGCGGCGGTGGGCCAACCCGAAGCGGGGCTACCGCGCTCGCGGCTCGCTGGCATCGCCGATCGTGCTGCGGACGGTCCGCATCGGCCCGGACGTCTGCACTCTGCCGGAGTGGGTCGAGGAGTTCGAGCGGGCGCGGCTCCTGGCTGGCTCGGTGCAGTGCGCCTACTACCCGACGCTGCCCGGTCGGCGGTCGGCAGCGGACGAGTACCTCGACCGGATGAAGGTCGGCACGCCGAAGACGCCACGTCCGCGGGCGGGGTAGTCACTGGTCGAGCAGAATCCGCCAGAGGTGGGGACGAAGCCAGCCGGTGCGGGTGGCGACCGTCCACAGGGCCGCCAGCGCCGCCGAGTAAATAGCGACAACGCCGATGGCAATTGCCACCATGAGCCAAAGGCGAGTCACGGCGTCGGCGGTGCAGCGATGGCAGCGGCATCTCTGGCAAGGAACAGGTGGGGGCGGCATGGCTACTCCTCAGCGCGACGAGGCGACGGACCGGCAGGCGTGGTCAGCGGCGCCGGCCACCGCCCATCCCCGGCATCGAGCGGGTATAGCCGCGAACGTAGGTGCCGTCGTGACGGTAGTAGCCGCGCACATTGACTGGTCCGGACCCGCCAATCATGGTCGACGAAGCAGGAGCAGCGGCAGACGCCCCGGCCGTTGTCGGTGTGGGAGTCGTCGCGAGCGATGGAGAGGAGGAATCATCGGGCGGTGGTTCCGCGGCGACGAATCCAGGCGGCGCGTCGAGCGGCAGGAACTCCGAGTCGGCCAGCACCATTTGTCCGCCGCTGCCACCCTTGACCGTCGTCTCCAGATTGACCCGGCGGACAACCGCCTGGCCGATCGCAATCTCCCGCAGCGGCTCCGCGTCGGCATTGCGCACCGTCACCGTAGCCAGCCGCAACCCGGTCGGCGAGTTGAGCACCGCATACACGCCGTGCTCGCTACGCTTCACCTCGGCCTCGCCGGTCAGCCGAACGCGACGTCCGACCAGTGCAGCTGCCTCCCGCCACGCCTGGGTCACCGGCATCGATGGGATTGGCACCAGCTTGGGGGCGGGCGGTGGTGGCGGTGGCTCAGGAGGTGGCTCCTGCTGTTTCGCGGGCGGCGCGGGCGCCGGCTCCGGCGGATGCTTCGGCGATTCGGCTGGCTCCTGTGGTCGGTCGGCCTGGATCTGGCGTGCTTCTGGCTCCTCCGTGATACGGGCGGGTCGCCGCAGCGCTATCCCCGAACAGACGCAGACCGAGAGAAACAGGAGAAACCCACAGCCGAGCACCGTCTCTGCGGCGCCCCGCGGCTTCGGCGTCGGGGGCCGCTCCCCGGCCCGGTGATGATAGACGTGAACCTCGCGGCGGTCGTCATCACGGCGACGGGGCATGGCTACTCCTGTTTCGGCTCCGAATTCTCTGCCATGCTCGGATCGAACGGCCACAGTCCGTTCGATCGCAGGTGCGCGACGATGGCGATTCGCGCCTCCCAGAGCAATGGGCGGTCGTTTCGCTTCGCCAGCACGCCGAGAGCGGCGTACTGGTCCGGCGTCAGTGCCACCGACTTGCGTGGCTTGTGGCGGTCGTTCGACTTCTTGCGTGCCATGATGACCATCGTACTCGCCTCCCTGCGATGATTTCCACCCATTTTCCCGATAGCGAAAATGCCACTGTAAATGTCTTCGTGCCACACCGACGACATATTTTGTGTGGAAAATTCACTTGACGTGTGGCATGCCACCCCGTAGGATGCCCACCACAGAGGAGGGCGAAGCAAGATGATCTCAAAAAAGAAAAGAGGCCGGCCGCCGGGGCCGGCGATGCGACAGCTGAACGTGAGCATCCCGTGCCCGCTAGATGAGCGTGTGACGCGGCAAGCAACGCGGCTAGGGCTGCCGCTGGCAAGCTATGTCCGGCAGGCGCTGGCGCAGCGGGTCGAGGCCGACGAGGCCACCGACCCCAATCGGAGGACTGGATCATGACCACCTGCGAACCGTGCAAGACGACCCGTCGCCCTTCCCGCGTAGCGCGAGAGTCGTGGCGGGTGTACTCCCAGGCACAGGGCCGCTGGCCCTGGAGCAAAGGCAATCTCGACATGAGTAACGCCGTCCGGCGGGTGGACGGCGAGATGGTGGCGCCGACGTTCCCGCCGCAGCGGGAGCCACGGTAGCACAAAAGGAGACGACCATGCACCCCTGGCTGACGCCTGGAAAGGCGTATTTTGTGCGAACCGTGTCGGACCACTGGGTCGGCCGGCTGGTGTCGGTCGATGGCCCGCACGAACTGACGCTGGAGGATTTCGCTTGGGTGGCCCACAGTGGCCGGGTAAGCGATTTCTTGCGATCCGGCAAGGCTGAAGGAATGGAGGTGGAAGCGGCTCCCGCCGGCATGCGACTGGGCGTCCACTACCTAGCGGTGATCGAGTGGCCCCACGAGCTTTTGCGGAAAACGGTGTGATGAAAGTCATCCCCTTCCCGGTGCTGACGGATCTGGATCGCATGGTCGCTGCCGATTGGTGCGAAGACCTCGGCTATCACCAGTGGGCGGCTGCCATGCGATCGCCGACGACCGCCGCGATTACCGAATCGAAGTGGCGCCGCTGGTCGCGGGGCGGGTCGCG